TAGCTTTTCGGCTTCGGCGATCATGGCCTGTACGCCAGCTTCTGCACAGTCTTGGATACATAGCCCGCTCAGGGTGCAAAGATCATCTCCAAACTCTTTAGCAAGTTTATTCCAGGCCTTGCGCTGACCTTCTGTAATGGGAGTTCGCTGTGGTCGTAGTTCGCTTGCTTTACTGATGGCCTTGCAAATAGCATTCTCGGCAACTCGGCCTGCAGCAATCATAGCAGCGTGGTTGGGATTGACATTGTACCTACGACTAATCCCACCAGGATAACACATTACAAGATGGTCACCCTTTGGGAAACTAGCCAGATAGTCACCGTCGTACTCGGCTATAGGGTTGTACCTATTCCCGACTTTTTCATAGTAAATTTTACTCACAGCATATACTTTTTCAAATAGGCAGTGGTCATAGATAGGTCATCGGTATCGATGTTATCATCAATCTCAACCAACAACAATTGAATTAGCTGGTCAGCCATTGCAACCTCATCGCCACTCAGCGTATCTCGCCACTCTAGATAATCATCTTCAGAATCAATCGCCCACATTGTATCAAGCATAGCAACTTGCTTTGGTGTCAATCCAGTAATTACAATTCCATTCTTGTCCATGATATTCTCCCAATGTATTATTTTACGCAACGGTGAGGTTGCCTTTGTATGCAGAATTCAGCCACTTAGCATACGTTTCCGCTTGTTCACTGATTTTAGTAAGTTCATACTTACCACAGAACCGCATAAGATGCACCCCAACCTGAGGAGTAATAGTTCTGCGGACATTGTCGGCGATTGACTTATCAACTGATTCCTTGATTGAATCGGGTTGGGCAGTCAGATCAATCAAAACACGATTACGTTCGTAATCGTCACGTACTCGGTGTTCTTCGCCATTATGATCTACCCAACGTTGTAGCATAATGTTATTCCAATTGAAACCCTGCTTGTTGCGGTCAGCATAGGCTTCAATCAACCCAACCTTATTTTTACTGCCCTTTGTGCGGACTCCCGGATAAGCACTGAATACATTGTCAGTCGCATCTCCGCGCATACATTTTTCAAATAGATGAAACGCTGGTTCACCCAACAGCTTTGGCTCTTTAGTTTTCTTATCTTTGACAATGCGTCCCTTGTCATCAAAATAACCATCAAGTTTAATCAATTGTCCCGAAACACCATTGTATTGCTGGACATTTTCACTAATCAATTGCACATAATCAGTGTCACTAGAAATGATGTAATGATTGTCATCTGGATGTAGATGCACAAATCGAGCGATGAGGTCATCAGCCTCCGCAGTTGCGTCACGCAGAACACTGACATTGGTCTTTTCACGTAGAAATGTAGTAAACAATTCATACGTTTCCCAGAACATCTTATTTTCTTCCTGTTCCGTCTCGGTCAATGCTTGAGCTACAACAGTACGATTGGCCTTATAAGGTTTGTAATGATCTTTCCGCCATGAGCGGCCTTCGAGGCAAAAGACAACGTGGTCGATTCCAAATTTACGAACAGCCTGATTAACAGACGATAGCGTAAGATGTAGTGCCATTCCGATCTTTTCCCAAGTATCACTATTGCGTGAGGCAACGTGTCGGGCACGGAAGAAAGTATTTGCTGTATCGATTAGGGCATACTTCATTAAAACTCCAAAGTCTATGAAAAACTATTATACATTAAACCATAATTAAAGTCAATCTTTTTCTAACTTACCTCAGTTCTCCCATTACCCAAATCTCTACTCCTAATCACCCTAACATCTCGGTTATCGGGATCAGCTTGATTTTGCTCATAGATTTCCAAAGCAATATTCCTACAGACCGTCTGGAACCACCGGTCCACGATAACATTATCTGCATCATCTTCACGCATCTTATATCCGGCTTTGATTAGATTCAACAAAAATTTGTCATTCCAATCCAACTCAAATGACCCGTTATTGATATCACTCGGATCAATTTCTACTTTAAGAATATTGATATATGGTTGGTTGTTGAGTGTGGCAGTTTCTTTAGCAGTTGGTGGGGGAGGTTCAACCTTTTCAGGACGAGGCTTACGTGGTTTTTTCTCTTTTACTACTGCAACGGGTGGAATATCTACAGGAGGGGGTGTTTCGGGTTCAGATGTAAACCATTTTTTAAATTTATTAAGCATTAATTTTTCCTTGATTCTTAGTATATCTATCGTAAAGTTGACGAGACCCTAAGTTTTTAGATTTTGCCTCCACCATTATGTCGGCCCAGTCCCAGTGACTCAATGCCCAATCATTAACTGCGTCTGACCACAGGTAGTTGCTATGGGCTCTGAGCTTTTGTTTCTTGTGTCCAGAAGCTAGTAGAGTGGCAAGATCGGGACGCTGGTCTCCGGGAAAAGTTCCGAGTACGTCTTCGCGAGATACACTGTAATGCATAGTAGGACGCTTACCTCGCCAACTATCAACAATCCTTTTAATACGGTCATCAGATGCTTCAATATATTCTCCTGTGTGTACCCAATGGTGATGCACATCTAACACCAAAGCGAGATCGTGTGCCAATTCGAGGCTAGAGTCGATTCCCCAGGTGAGTTCATCATTTTCGATAGTAATACAGTTTCTTGCCTCCGGTGAGAGACGTTGAAGTGCGGCTTTAATACCGGTTGGACCTTCTCGACCTGATATGTGTACGTTGATTTTAAAGTCTTGGAAAGTCTTGCCGTATCCCAACCACCTGACCATATCTGCATGATATTCAAATTCCTCTATACTCTTATTTACTACTTCTTCGCGGCTACTCGCAAGAACTGTGAATTGTCCAGGATGAAATGATAAACGCACATCATTTGCTCGGGCTGTTTCACCAATAGGAGCAAACCATGCAGCTAACATCTTTTGAATGTCAGTAGATTGCCAAAACGGTTGCCAATCTTTGTGTGTGTAAAAACTAAGCATATCGCTGGTCAATCTAACCATGCGCAATTCAGGATCTAGTGAGCCTATTTTCTTAACTAGATTGTGCGTGTTAAGAATGTTGCGTTTGGCTATATCAAACACCCGTTCTTCGGCAATAGCACGTTTGTTTCTAGTTGCCCAGGCAAGAGTCGTGCCACCAGTAGTCATTTCGGGTACACTAGAAACTTCGCCCTTGTGGTTGAGTTCACTGAACTTGCAGGCAAAGCCAATGCGTTTGATAGAGGTATTTGTCAAGGTAAATGTACGTAGTGATAAATAAGAACTAAGTATACTACCTTTTTGCGTACTTGTCAACTATTATTAATAATAAAGGGAAATCAAAATGAAAAAATTATTAGTTATATTGGGATTTATTTTAGCGTTTAATGCACAAGCACAAACTAAAGGCATCACTATATGTGACGGGCAATATGCTTTGTGTGCAGCATCAACTTGTAAGCCAACCGGAAAAACACTTACTGGCAATAATGGCATAGCATATCCAGAGGTAGAATGTCGCTGCCCAATACTTAAAGGGCGTGCAATTGCCGACACTACAGCAGGTAATATGCAAGGGTCTTGCACCGCTACAGATGATAAGCACGTTTGGAGTTTATTTGCTCCCAAACTTTTCTACCCGCAAGAGACTAATGACTTTAGCAAAAAGCCAAAAGATATGAAAGCAACACTGCAAAAATGTGATGCTAGTTTGAATCTTGGTAATAAATCTAGCAACTGTTTTAGTTGGAATTGTACCAAAGGTGCTGACGGTATTGCAGTATGTTCGTGCCCAACAGGACAAGTACCAGCAGCGACAACATTCTTAACAGAAGCAGGTCAGGGTAACCCCGATATTTGCTCTCAGTATCCAGTAAGTATGCCCATCCAAAACCCACCGGGCAACTAAGATACAACTAGCAAACTAGTTTGCTATTTCAAATAGGGCAGAATCTAAAATTTTCGGTTGATGCTTGCCGGGTTGTTTGTTGTACCCGTTAAGCCTATCAGTCATTTTCTGAAACATTACCCGATCCCTTTCTATTAGAATGCATTTTCTATCGAGGTCAATGCAAGCAATACCAGTTGCGCCAGAACCAGCAAATGTATCTAATACTGTATCTCCCTCATTGCTTAGTAATTCAATGAAATATTGTAATAGTTCTACTGGCTTCTGGGTAGGGTGAATTTTATTTTTTCCCAATCCACCACTATAAGTTATAGTGTTTGGTATTACACATTGAATTAACCCTTCTGCGGTCTTTTTACGATCAGCTAACATCCTAGTCGCTTCTTTTTTAGCTTCCGCAAATACACTGTCTAGATTATCTAAACTGTTACTATCTTTAACTAATTTATATACAATACTAGAAATCTTATCCGCCGCCGCGTATCGTTCTACTGTAGAACCCAACAGTGAATCAGCATTAAAAGTTCTTTTTCCACCGGGCTTAATTCCAAACAGAATATATTCGCAAGCACTTACAGGATTAACCTGACGATTGAATGGAACCGCCGCCGGCTTCTTCCAAGTAAAAACTCTCTTGGGTTCAAATCCCGCAGCTTCCATTGCTGTCCACAGATATGAAACGTACTGGTCGCTAATGAAAATAGCAAATGTGCCACCCTTACGCATTTTCTTGAACCATAGCTTGGCCCAACTATCAATCTGTAGCAAAAAATCATCGTGCTTAACTGCGTCCCAATCTTGTTCAAAGCTCTCACTGAAGTTTTGATTATGGATAGTTGTTTTGTTCTTGCCAGTTTCTTTATCAATCCATACTGGATTCGCACCGTCTTCACTAATGTTATATGGTGGATCAGTTAGCAATAAGTCAACTGATGCGTCAGGTATGTCATCGCCGGCTAGAGTACAATCGTTATTGATAGAGGTAATCATGCGTCAATGATAACACAAAATCTAGTAGATGTCAATATACAATCATAAATCCGGGTAAATTGTTTCCCGGCATGTGACTTGGTGCGTGATATTGAAATTTAAATTTCAAGGAAGTAAATGGTTTTGCGCTAGCAACAACTTGTCCATTATCAGTAATGTCTAATCTACCTAGCCACGCTGGGCTTTGGTTAACGATATTAGTCATCATCTGCGCATATTCATCTGCATCAGGACCACGCTCAACAGCATTAAGAGTACCGATACCCAGTACATAAGTTAGAATATCAGCGGCAGCTTTAGCAGGGTTATTTCTAAAGCTGGGTAAACCGGCTTCTTTTTCTGTTGGCTTTTCCTTGCCTTTAGTCACACCCATATAGTAATTGCCATCAGCGGGCGACCCTACTGGTTTACCCCAATTGCCGGATGTCATTGCTGGATAGAACATTCTTAAAAATTCACCATAACCAGTTTCATTGGGGGTTGCAACAAATGGTTTCTTGCTGATTAATTCTTTTAGAGTGGCATAGTCAACGAAATCGGCGCCTAAGATGCGTGATATAGCAGTATATTCTGGCACACTAATGTGATTGGCCCCAGCAATAATTTTATCTACATTTTTACCACCTGCTTTAGGATGATAACTTTTAAATAATGAAAATAGTTTTTCTTGTGAGCTATCTTTTTCAATAGTACCTTCAAAATTATCCATTAAATCTTGAATACTTCTAAAGCTTGTGCCACTGCCAGTTAAACTCTTTACACTATATTTAAGATCACCGACAATAACGTCAATCAATGGAAAGTTTCCTTCGGCCGGGAATTCAATCTTGTCATTTTTAGTAGCTAATTTAATTGGAGTAAGAATCTCACCAAAGTCAACACTTAATTGATTTCTAGCCCGTTGACTTAAATTTTCATTAGCCTCAGGTGAAAGCTCAGGTCTAGTGCCAACTGCAACTTCAATCAATTCTAACAGAATTTGTTGTAACTCAGGCCTAGTTTTTGTTTGGGATATTACCGCACCCTGTGTTGCTTTTATCAGAGATTGTCGGTTATATACCTGACCTGCAAGACCCAACGTTGTTGGTGTGAATTCTTTAATACTGACTGAGACTCCCTTGCCATCGTCATCTTTTTTACCTGACCCGGCTACAACTAATGAGTATATAACTCCACCGGCATTGTAACTTAATATATTACTTCTATATTTGCTACTGAGTCCAAGCTGTTTCTGCTCTAATGGCAAATTGTCATACCCGTATTGCTGCAAGTAATTAGTGATTGTTTGTTTATCAGATCCAAATATTCGAATACAAGCTAGACCTGATTTAGTTTGTAGCTCAAATCTAACATCCGGTATATCATGGGCCAAGTTATCAGCTAGTTGTTTTGTTTGAGCCCGAGTTGCAAAAGTAGGATCAGGTGGCAGAATGGTAGAGTCTTCTAATAGTTCAATACATCGCATAATGATATATTTATCTCTATACTGGATTATACCTTCAACAACTCTTCTATGGTGTATAGATTTTTCATGTAGGGTGACACCTCTTCTAGTACGCTAGATTCAATGTCACCTTTTCTTCTGGGGCCTACTTTAACTGTAAAGTCAACACTGTTGACTTTTTTAAACATATCGACAATCTCTGTAACCGTTCTACCCACACCATGCCCTAAACATTCTACACTATTACTAGGGTTCTCGATAGCTTGAAGTAATGAATCACATACCTCATTAACGTGAACATAATCACGCACACAAGTACCGTCTTTAGTATCATAATCATCACCAAAGACTGTAAACTCACCTGTCTCACCAGCTTGCATTAGCTTGTACATCAACCCATCTGGGTTAGTAGGATAAAAGCCATCACTCCCGATAACATTGTAAAACCTAAAAATAGTGTAGGGCATTGGATTATGCTTGGTACAGAATTCCCGAATAACATCTTCCGCTGCACGTTTACTGACTCCGTATGCACTTACACAATCTTGTGCAGCGCCTGTACTTGAAAAGATAAAGTTGTTTGTATTAATCTTATTGATGACATTCATCGTACCATTTAAGTTGGTGATATAATACCTGATAGGAATTTGTTCACTTGCCCCCACATTAACGAGAGCAGCCAAATGTATTACCGCATGATATGGTTCAGTTTGGTCTGAGAGGGTGAATAGTCGATTGATATCAATCTGAAAAAATTTATCTATAGGTGCGATGGGTTCATTGACATCTAAGCCATGTACCTCATATTTACCCTCTAATAGCTTACATAAGTGCGATCCTATATAACCTGAACAACCTGTAATCAAAATCTTTTTCATAATCCGGCAAACAAGCTTGCACCTGCTGCTTCCTCTGTTGGTTCGAAACTGGGATTTTTCGTCAAGTAAGTATCATCATCAGTATAGATAACTCTAAATTTATGTTTGTTAGTTAACACAGAACGCGCATCATCAATACAAATTAGACTCCTATCCAAGTCTTTAATAAACTCAGTGTATTGGATTGTTTCTTGTTGACAAATTTTTGCAGTGTTACTATTGGATTTCCTGCCATCAAACTCTTGGAAACATTCACTCCATTTACGAAATACTGAATCTTCCAATGATCTAAAATGAGACAACGAACCCAAAGCATAATACTTCTCAGCCGTAGGGTATTCATTGTATAATTGGGTGACAAGTTCTGCCATACACGCTTTACTAGTCTCTCGAAAGAATGCTGGATTAAAATTCTTTGTCCACCGCACTCCTTCAAGTGCCACTGTGGGTAGCTGAATCATTTGTTCATAGAACGCAATACCATAGCTTTCAACTGTGCTGGGATTAAATGCCACCCTACAACTGGTTATGAAGTCAACCTTCTCTTGACCGATAATACCTACTTTGATTTGATAATCTACCCCAATTTTCTTCAACTGAACTTCAAATTTCTTTGCTCCGGTTGCACTAGTCATTACTCGGGCAGGAAGATTGGTTTGTTTAATTAAATCAAGGTATACCTCTGGATTCTTACCTTCTTCCCATCGACCCACGAACAGCACTCCCTCGCGAGGTGCGTTGTGTTCTTTCAAAAGATTCTTTTCAGGTAAAGGAATTGGCAAATGAAATCCACCTACCTCCAATTGATTAAATTTACTTTGTGTACCGATGTATATGTTAGACATTCCAAGTTGGAGTTTCATCATGCTATTAACACTATGCAAAAACGGATTCTTGGTATCTTTGAATATTTGGCTTTCTAAATGAGTATATGCAATCACTTGAATACAGTCATCCAATCCCATAGTTGAAGCCACCTGAACAGTTTCGTAGGTGTTACAAATCAATGCATCATATATATTATGTTGCATTGCTTCTACGATAGCATTCCGAAAGTTTGCCATACGTTCATAACAATAACTATCCCCATACATAAAGATATTACTATGTGTGGTGTATGGCAAACTCTCACTTGGGTAAATAATATTTGCACCAAGTTGTTGTATCTCTCGTACAAAGCTGCTATTTTGCGGATGTTTATCGGTAATAATATCAACCTTAATATTATTAGCAGTCATCAATTCTACAAAGCTTTTAGCAAATTGACCGATTCCACCGTGGGGAATAAGAGTTTGATAGCTTACCAAAAAGCCAATTCGTTTGTCGTATGTTTTCATTATGCCTCAACAATTGAGGGAACAGGTTTCCAATTGGTCCATTCTCTTCGCAAGATATGAGTACCGTCATCCGTCTTTGCATTGTAATCATTCACCACTATTTGTTGCCTATATTGTAGTACTTTTTCAGATCCTTCACCCTCTTGACGAATAAGATATCGTAGCTCAAACATATATTTACCTTTTCAACATCCATATAATATGGGCATTCTTAGAATGCCATTTATATTCAAATATGGTATCACCCGGACCTGTCCACATAGCTGTTAGTCTATAAGACTTTTTTAGCCAGATACGTTTGCCTGTTAGATTACAAAGTTCGGGTAACCATGCAAATTTAAGTTCTGCACCTAAATATCTGTTACGATAGAAATCATTGTATGTGGTACCCATACTATCTAAAGGCATCACGTACCCCAGAGGTTCTTGAAAAGAGGTACTTGTAATCTATCACTGTATCGCAGACCATGCTTAATCGCAAATAATGCTACATTACGATTGTTCATCTCGTAAACCTTTTCCGTACCACCAACTGGCATTAGATAAACCGGACCTTTAAACCCTGCTGCTCTATATTCAGCAGTAGCCTTCAAGGCATCTTGGGCATCTTCTTCACTGGCAACTACGAATTTTAGATAAGCAAATCCAACATTTTCATAATCACGTACAATTTCAGTACAGATAGCATCTTCCCATTTCTCACCACTACCCGGCAGTTTAGGGCTTACTGAAAATGTAATCTCTCCACCAGAACCATGTGGATATTGACGTTGATTCCATGTCTTCAGATACTTGGTAAATTCGTCAGTTAGTGGTTGAGTACCATTAGTCTCAAATGTAATTTCATTTAGTCCATTCATCTTTGGATGCTCAATCAAATCTGGGTAAGCACGTTGCCAACCCAATAATGGTTCTCCACCAGTGATTACTAGATGTTCATCACGCCACTCATTGAAGGGCAACATTTCACAAATGCTATCAGCAATGGTGTTAGTGTCAAGCACGGGACTAAGATGCTTG